TTATAACACTACCTTTATCCAGTTTTTACCTCGATCGTCATGATAGCGGTCAGTTTGCTTTTGTGTTTTATGGCCAAGCAGTTTTTGAGTATCTAATCCCTGTACTTTATAAAGACGCTCAGATAGAGAGCGTTGTTCATGAAACGTAGCGGGAGTTCCTTCTCCCCAGTCAATCCCAGCCAGATCTCTTGCCTTACTAAAATTCATTGTTAATGTGTTTGATTTAACTTGATCACCACGCTCAGCCTGTGAAGTGGTACGAAAAAAATGTACAAGGTATGTGCTGACTGCATAGTCACGGCAGCGAGCTACAACATCGCGCAGGCTCCAGTTGATTGCATTCAAACGCAGGGAAAGAGGAATAGCTATTTTGCTTCCGGTTTTTTCCTGTTTGATATGCAGATGATCATCCCAGATATCGCTAAATTTCATTTTGGATATGTCACCAAGACGCTGCCCTGTTACAAGGGCAAGCAGCATCGCATTCCCCATATACTGATGTTTCTTATCTGCGATATCGAATATTTTCTGCCACTCTTCTAGACTTAGGCGTTGCCTAGTGATTTTTCGTCTTGGCTGTTTAGTCGCAAGGGCTGGGTTGTGACCAGGCGGCACTTCACCGTAGTGTTGGGCCTCTTTGAATACATCGATCAGAACTGAACGAATAACTTGTGCCATTCTTGGTTGGCCGACAGAGAGATACTCTTCAAGAATTTGAGCAATATCCCTGACATCAACAGAAGATATGAGCTTCATTCCCGCACGTTCCTTAAGAAGTGCAACTGGCTTGGCTTTTTGTTTATACGTATTCTCCTTGATATCACCTGAAGCGAATCTTTCCTCCTGAATTTTCCAGTATCGCTCAAGCCAGGTAATAGTTGTAATTGCTTTACCCTTGCTGGTAGCGATTCGATCGCTAATAGCCAGTACCTGTCTTGAACGCTGCTCAGCAAGTCTTGCGTTTGCCTCAGTAGCAATTGCTTTAGCCTCGGCTTCATCAGTACCCAGGCTGTGAAATTTTCCAGTCACAGGGTGCTTGTACCGCCAATAAACTTTATTGACCTTACGACTGTAAAGAGGATAGAGGTTAGGTATTGATACATTATTTTTACGTGGTCTCGCAGCCATCGCTGAGGATCCTTTGCAATTTTAGTGAATCAGATTTCTTGATAACCGGCGCAGCAAGTTCACCAACCAATTCAGCATCCTCCCTAACTCTCCAGAGCCTACCTTGTTTCATTGCAGGTGGAGAAAAGAGATTTTGCTTAGCGTAACGGCGCAATGTCGAGACGCTAGGTGGATTACTTCTGTATTTATCGGTTGCCCATTCTTCAAGAGTTAACATCTGAATCATGCGTTATTCTCCATATAACCCAGCTGCACCCGGGTTTTAACATCAAATATTCGTACGGTTATCCGCTGCCGTGTATACCTCTACTTTCAGCAGATTAAATCAGTTAACTTTTCCTACGACCCACGGCTTAGAATTCCGTTGCTCTCTTTAAGCTAACATCGCAACTGGAAGCGCGCTCCGGTAGCTTTGGATTAACGACTGACCTTAAAGGTTAAGGGATAGAACGCGCTTTCATGTTGAGCCCTGAAAAAGGCTGGCGGTTACCGGACAAACGGGAAAACACCGGGCCGCCAGAACAGGGAAGTACTTGTTATTGCTTTGGCCTGCTTTTAACCACATCAGGCGCGGTGGTATCTTGGTGTTCTCACACAGCCAAGAAGGAAACAGCATGCGCGGAGTTATCGTTCATCATGAGCACCGTATCGGTTATATCGTTATCCGTGACCCTATGGGGGAGTTCACGGTTGCAGAGCTTCTCGGCGGATATGATGTCGAGAAAGGGCACGTCATATCCGGTGATCTCCATAGCCTCGGAAGCGAAACATTTTTTAATGAGACTGAGGATGAAGATATTGATGTTTTCGTTCAGGGTTGTGGCATGTCTGAACAGCAATCAATTCTTATGATCCGACATACTCGCTAAACCATTTACGAAACAGAGCACAGCTTTTTAACGTTGCGTTGCTGTAATCAACGGATATGACCTGTCCTTCAGCTAATGGCTGTAGGAGCTCTTCGTTAATCTGCAACCCTCGTTTTGCAGCTTGTTCTAAGCCTGCAATCTTCTCGAAAAGCGCTTTCGCATTCTTATCCACTGACTATCTCCACACTTAGGCGAATCATCCGGTTATTCATATGCCACCGGCGGCTACTTCGTGGGCGTCCTGCCTGTTCGCTGTTGATGAACAAAATCTAACTTAACTTAGCTTTTAGATCAAGAAAAAACACCAAACTATTCTTAGTTTGATGTTAAGAGGAAGGTTAGAGGTGGGTTAAAGCTCGTACTGAACGCCTTTGACAACGCCAATGATCAGGCAATTACCGTTAATTGAAATGTTTGGATAGCGTGGATTTAAGGGAACTAAGAACTTTTGAGGCCCATCGATGACAAGTTTTTTTATAGTAGCCTCGTTTGTCCCATCAAGCCTGGCTACGACTATCTTTCCATGAAGTGGCTCTGCATCTGGATCTACTATGACTGTTGCCCCTTCAGGGATTGTCGGGAGGCCATTAGGGTTTGTCATCGAATCACCTTTAACCTCCAATGCAAAGGAGCTATCCCCTATCCGGAGTGAAGTCTCTATCCACTTATCTACTTCGCTGAAAACTTCTGCGGCTTTACATTCTGTAAACTGTCCAGCCTGAACCCAGGATATCACCGGAATCCTTCGCATCTTGGTTATCAGATTGCCTTCAAATTCAGTGCCATAAAGTATGTAATCAATTGAGGTGTTGAAATACTTTGCAAGTTTCGCAAGTGACTCGCCGCCTGGCACATTAACGTCTTTTTCCCAATACCCAACCGCCACATCACTAACACCGCAGAACTTACCCAGTTCTTTCTGCGAGGTTTTGGTTATGCGCCTGAGAGCTTTGATGCGCTGACCGACAGTTTCCATTTGAACACCATAAATAAATTAAAAGGCTAAGCAATCTTAGTTTTTATTGACCAAAGTTAGATTGGTTATTAATATCTAATCAAACTTAGCTAAGGAGGCGTTATGACAACCGATGATATTGAAAACTACTTCGGCAGTACTGAGAAGGTTGCCGAATTTTTTGGAATCACAAGCGAGGCTGTTTACCAGTGGCGTAATAGAACTGGTCGTCTTATCCCAAAAGGGCGTGCAGCTGAAGCAGCCTATCGGACCGGGGGGAAATTGGTTTTTCATCCCGACCTTTACGAAAAGCGTAGCGATGCTTCAGTAAAACTCAAACCACAGGAATAAGGGGGGAGCTGTGGGTAACGAACCTATTTGGAAAGTCGAACGTCAGCCAGCCTGGCTGGTGGCGGCGATAAAAAAAACGATCACCGATCTACCTGGTGGTTATGCCGAGGCGGCGGAATGGTTGGGCGTGACAGAGAACGCATTGTTTAACCGCCTTCGTGTCGACGGCGATCAGATCTTTCCGCTGGGCTGGGCAATGGTTTTACAACGTGCTGGTGGTTCAACCCATATTGCTGATGCCGTTGCGCGCCATTCTCATGGTGTATTTGTGCCGCTGGCAGATGTTGATGATCTGGATAACGCCGATATAAACCAGCGCCTGATGGAGTCCATCGAATGGATAGGTCGTCATTCTAATTTTGTACGTAAAGCTACGGCTGATGGGGTAATTGACGCAGATGAGCGTGCTCAGATTGAGGAAAACAGCTATCAGGTTATCGCGAAGTTCCAGGAGCACGTAACGCTTCTTTATCGAGTTTTTTGTGTCGCTGAAAAGAGTGACGCCCGCGAGTGTGCAGCTCCGGGCGCCTTGGCGAACAACTCTTCGAGTATGGAGAAATAATCCGCATGAGCAGTTTAACGGCTTTTAACCGTCTACCGCAACTCAGGATGATCCCGGTTTCGGGTACTCCGTTGTTTCGGTATGAACGCAGATTATCAAACCGCTGGGTTCCGTGTAACCACAGTAGGGCGGTTTCAATTGTGGGGGTCTACAACCGGAGGGCAAAACGCCTGTGCGCGAACTTAACCGAAGGTTCAAAGACAACCGTGGAGTGCCAGTCCGTGTTATCCGCTGGGAGCCAGAAACACAGCGCGTTATCTATCTGCGTGATGGCTATCCGCACGAATGCTTCAGCCCACTTGAGCAATTCAGGCATAAGTTCAGGGAGATAACGGACGATCATGAGCACTAAATTAACCGGCTACGTATGGGATGGTTGCGCGGCGTCGGGCATGAAATTGTCTAGTGTCGCGATCATGGCTCGCCTCGCTGATTTCAGCAGCGATGAGGGCGTTTGCTGGCCGTCCATTGAAACTATTGCTCGCCAGCTTGGCGCAGGGCCGAGCACGATCAGAACGGCAATCGCAAAGCTTGAAAAAGATGGCTGGCTCACGCGTACACAGCGCCGTAATGGTAACCGTAATGCGTCGAACGTGTACCGCCTGAATGTGCCGAAACTTCAGGCTGCCGCATTTTCTCAACTGTCAGATTCTGACACGTCAAAATCTGACGCATCAGAATTTGACGCCTCAAAAACTGACCCGTCGAAATCCGTCAAAAACGGCGGTTTTGACCCGTCAGAATCTGGCGGGGATCCGTCAGTAAAATCAACACAAGATCCACAAGTAACTTCAAAACCCTCTTGTCCGGTTGCGGCGCAACCAGACCCTGAAGTCGTGATTACTGATCAGGCAATTTTGGTTCTGGCCCATTTGAACCAGATCAGCGGATCCCGGTATCAGAAATCAAAAACATCCCTGGAGAACATCCGTGCCCGACTGCGTGAGGGATACAGCGTTGCAGACCTGCAACTGGTTATCGACCTGAAGCATGAGCACTGGCACGAGAACGACGAGCAGTACCAGTACATGCGCCCGGAAACGCTGTTCGGCCCGAAGAAATTCGAGAGCTATCTGCAAAGCGCAACCCGCTGGGAGCAGAAGGGACGGCCTAAACGCGCTGACTGGGGTGCGAAAAAGCGCGATGTGATGGCTTTTGGTCCGGTTGATACAACGATTCCAGAGGGGTTCAGAGGATGACGTTAAACAAATATTGCCAGTCGCTGGCGGCACTACGTAGCCAACCAGCCCACGAATTGAAAGAAGTTGGCGATCAGTGGCGAACACCGGATCTTCTTTTTTGGGGGATTAACGCGCTATTTGGTCCATTAGTTCTGGACTTGTTTGCTGACGCCGACAACGCGAAATGCCCGGCATGGTACACCGCCGAAGATAACGCGCTGACGCAGGACTGGTCTGAACGTCTGGCAGAACTGGGTGGCGCAGGCTATGGCAACCCACCGTATAGCCGTTCGCAGAACCACGAGAAACAGGCGATCACTGGTATGACGCACATCATGAAGTACGCAGCAGCCCAGCGCGAGAAGGGCGGTCGCTATGTATTCCTGATAAAAGCCGCGCCGAGTGAAAAGTGGTGGCCCGAAGATGCCGATCACATTGTATTCATTCGCGGGCGTATTGGGTTCGATCTGCCTGTGTGGTTTGTACCTGCTGACGAAAAACAGAAGCCCACCAGCGCGTTTTTTGCCGGTGCCATAGCTGTATTTGATAAGTCATGGCGTGGTGAGCGGTTCAGCTATATCGACCGTACAGAACTGGAGGCAAAAGGGCAGGCGTTTATGACTTTGGCGCAATTTGCTGTCAGCAAGTCTCAACCTGCAACTGTCACACCATCTGTAGCTGACAAGCCAGAAGCAGAGTTGCCACTTACTCAGAAAGATATTTTTGATATCAGCGGTGTCGAGGCGTGGGCATGCGTTAGAGCTGCGTTCGGCGATAAAGAAGAATACACATTCAGTGAATCGAAGTTTGGGCATACCTGGGCGGCGGATTCTGTCGAAGCACCGGAATTCACTCAGGTATCACCATTAACGATCGACAAAGCGAAGCTGCTTATTCGTGAGAGTATTTTGTTCGGTGTGGATGAGTGGCTGTTGTCGATTGAATTCGATGACGCTGCTGCGCGCCTGGATATGTCGGAACGTATTCGGACTGTTGCCCTTGAAGCATCTGGTGAATATGGCATGAACAGTACTGATTTCATTGCAGCTATGGGAAGCCTGGATGTTTCCAGTTGGTCCAATATTCGCCAGATCCGCATGCACATCCGTGAGAAAGCTAAACCAGTATCGGATCCGCTTCCCGAGTCCCGTATCTGGCCGCTGGGGGTTGGAATTGTATTCGACCAGGTAGACGGCGCTGATATGCTGGATGAATCACAGCAGAACAAGCTGAAAGCCAACATCAATCAACTTTGGCTGGAGCGGACTGCCACCAGCGAAATCATCACTGCTGCTTCTGAACTTGTTCGCAATATGCGGGGAGAGGCTGCGTGAAACTGGTCCTGCCTTTTCCTCCGAGCGTGAACACTTACTGGCGCGCCCCTAACAAGGGGCCGCTGGCCGGTCGTCACCTCATTAGCGCTGATGGCCGTAAATACCAAAGCGCTGCCTGCGTGGCGATCATTGAGCAATTACGACGTCTCCCGAAGCCATCGACTGAACTGGCAGCGGTAGAAATCACTCTGTACCCGCCGGATGCGCGCCGCCGGGATATCGATAATTACAACAAAGCCCTGTTTGACGCGCTGACACATGCGGGGGTCTGGGAAGACGACAGCCAGATTAAGCGCATGCTGGTGGAATGGGGACCCGTAGTGCCGAAAGGTCGGGTAGAGATAACGATCAGCAGATATGAACCGGCGGGTGCAGCCGCCTGATATGGAGAAAAGTATGAGCCAGTTAGCAACAACAGCATTAACCATGTCCAGCAGCGATATTGCTGAGCTGGTGGAATCACGACATGACCATGTTAAACGGTCCATTGAACGCCTGGCAGAGCGCGGTGTTATTGAACTCCCCCCAATGGGGGAAGTTAAAAATCACCTCAATCAGTCGGTATCGGTTTATCTGATAGGGAAGCGGGACAGTTATATCGTTGTCGCGCAGCTGTCGCCGGAGTTTACCGCGCGTCTGGTTGATCGCTGGCAGGAGCTTGAGCAGGCACAGCAGCAGACGATTCCTCAATCATTCTCTGAAGCCCTACGTCTTGCAGCTGACCTTGCAGAACAAAAACAGCAGTTGACTAACGAACTGGCTGCCGCGGCGCCGAAGGTAGCGTTTGTTGATCGGTACTGTACAGCCAGTGGGTCAATGTCATTCCGCCAGGTGGCAAAACTGCTTAAGGCCAAAGAGCCAGATCTGCGGTTATTCCTCCTTGAGAACGACATCATGTATCGCCTTGGCGGAACGATGACTCCACGGCATCAGCATATTGATGCGGGCCGTTTTGAAGTGAAAACCGGCACATCCGTAACCTCAAATCATGCATTCAGCCAGGCACGTTTCACGGCGAAAGGCGTGCGCTGGATTGGTGGACTGTGGGCAGAACACATTGCCAGGGGGCAGGTAGCGTGAGAGCTCTGCTTACCCCCGAGATCGCCCATCGTATGGGGATTGTGCTGTTCCGTCCCGGTGCGGAACTGATGCACCTCTTCATGCGTGGTCGCGTTCTGCTCGAGCCTGAACCAGAAGAAATGGCGTCATTCAGTACCGGGGCTGTTCCGGCAGCCATTCAGCCGCTGGCTGATGATCCGGTAATGCGTCAGGTCTTCGAGAATGAGAGGGTTATTCAGCGTGCCGGTGGGCTTCCTTCCCTTGAGCAATGGTTGAGTAATCGATTTGAATGCCAGTGGCCACATTCAACGTGGCACGACAAGAACTTCACAACAATGCGGCACCCGCCAGGAAGCATTCGCCTGTGCTGGCATTGCGATCACACTTTGTCGGGGCAGCATACCGAACAGCTTGCAGGTATAGCGGCCGGAAACCTGGTATCCTGGATTCTGGAAGTCATTCGGCGTGATTCTGGTTTTCCCGAGTCGCATATCCTGACGCTTCCGGAACTGTGCTGGTGGATGGTCAGAAACGACCTGGCTGATGTTATTCCGGAAAGCGTTGCGCACAAAGGGCTGCGCCTTCCGGATGAGAAGATCCGTTCTGTCATGAGGGAAAGCGACATAGTGCATTCCTCGTCAGCAACAAGACTCGTGCAGGAGAAGGCGAAGAAGATCCTCACGCTCTCTGTTGATCCGGAGTCGCCAGAGTCTTTTATGCTCAGGCCAAAACGTCGCCGCTGGAGAAATGAGACGTACACCCGCTGGGTTAAAACACAACCCTGTGAGTGTTGCCGACGGCCAGCAGATGATCCGCACCATATAGTAGGGCACGGTATGGGGGGAACAGCAACAAAAGCCCATGACCTCTTCGTAATCCCTCTGTGCAGAGAGTGCCACGACGAGTTACACGCCGATGTATCGGCATTCGAGCAGAAGCATGGTACGCAGCTTGAGCTGCTACTGCGTTTTATTGATCGGGCGCTGGCGATCGGCGTAATTGCGACAACTTAAGTGTATGGAGAAAAAAATGCGTGATATTCAAAGGCTGCTAGAAAGATGGGGCGGGTGGGCTTCCAGCGATAGTTCTGGCGTGGACTATTCTCCTATTGCAGCAGGATTTAAGGGGCTGTTGCCGCAAACAGGTAGAGCCAGACCGTCATGTTCTGACGATGATGCTCTGATCATCGAAGGCTGCCTGGCGAGATTGAAAAGCCGGAAACCATATGAACATTCACTTATTGTTGCCCACTATCTGTATGGAATATCCAAGAGGAAAATCGCAAAAGTGCGTAAAAAAGACGAGAAATTGATACGGATCGAGATACAGATGGCAGAGGGTTTTATTGATGGCTGCCTTTCAATGTTGGATGTAAGGCTTGATATGGATATTTAACCGTATTTATCTGGATATGATTAGTTAGATAAGAGAGTTAGAACGTCACTTTTTTATGTGATATGTTGCTTTTCCTCGTTTTTGGGCGAGTAAAGCTAAATGCGTTGCATACGACGTATTTAGCATATCAACGTGACATATCTGTCGTTGAGGTTATACAATAATCACAATTTTTTAAACTAATGAAATTATATCTTATGTCTATTAACTTAAAAGCATTAACAACTATATTTGTATTTGTTATTGTCATAATATTTTTCTTGGTCGTCGATGAGTATGAGTTTTATTTATATCTAAACGATCATTGGGACAAGGCTATTGCATTTGCGAGTGCAATAGGCACAGTTATTGCCGCCATTGCTACTTGGTTGGCTGCCCAGAGAGCTGCCGATGGTGCGGAAATTGCAAAGCGATCAATGGAGGAGGCTGGGAAAGCAGCAAAAGTAACCCTTCAAGAGACACAGTTGTATAACCGAAGAACCAGCTTTGAAAATAGATACGCCTTACTTCTTGCTCAACATGACCAGTATCATAAGCAGTTATGTGATTATATTGATGGTGAAAAAGAAATGACAGGGCCAGGCATGAAATTTTTTAATGATGCCAAAAAAGCTAATGACTGTAATGCGGTGCTATCCTTTTTGACAGGGCATGAAATAATAAGTCGTTATATGCGTACGTTGTATCATTTGTTAAAGTTTGTACAAGATGATTTTTATTTAGATTCAAGTGGGGATTGTGTTGCTATACAGCGAAAATATACATCTCCTGTGCGCTCTATAATTCGTAATGACATATTGTTTATGATTGCATTAAACGCACTGAATGTAAAAACTTCTATTTCAAAAGAGTCAGGATACCCACGTTACCAAAAGCTATTGCATTCTTTTGACTTTTTCGAACATGCTGTATTTATAAAGCCGCTTGACCCTAGTGGTGTATTAATTAATACCGAGTGGGAGGGATTAATCCATTCTCAAATAAATAGTCAGCTAATTCGTGAGGACCGTGAAAATTGTGGGGTGAAATTTTTTTCACTGTGGGAGGTGAGAATTACATCTCCTTTGATTATCTGTCTTGTAATATATGAAAACCCTATGAGGAACGCCACTACTAAAGCTTTGGAAACATTTTATACAAATAGTAAAAAAAAGCTCGATGAGCAACGTATTAATGAGGCTGTTAATAGTTTTAATAGAGCTAAAGCTGCAGATGATGCAATAAGGAACGGCTTATATAAAGAAAATGTAAACGATGAGTGGAAACCTGTAACGAAAGAGATTATAGACTTTATTTATGTGGGGGATGTTTTTGGAACTGATGCCTTTAAGTACTTTACATTTAAACCTGAAAGTAGTGATGAATGTTTGGGTTTGTCTGGGAATATCAATTGGGAATATGTGCATAGTGTTGGAAACACTATGTCTTATTATGGTGAACTATATAAAGAAATCAATGAACATGGTGGTGTTTTATTGTTTTTAAAGTATCTCGAAACAAATTACGAAAAAAAATTATTGAAATTTAAGGATGAAATTGCATCTTATGATATTAATCAGTTCCTTTCCGAAAAGGTACAAGTTGGTGATGGAAAGTAACGTGACACCTAAAATGAAAAATCATTAGCGCGGTCCGCATTCTATCATGTAGTGTGTTAAGAGTGGTCACTTAGACGCGAACTTAAATATTTCAGAACCTCGCCAATCGGCGGGGTTTTTTCATTTCAGGCCCAGGCTAAAAATTGGAGATTAACCGAGACCGTATGAGCTTGTGGCCTGAATCCTTTCCCATCGTTTCTTAGAGGATTCACAGCAATTGAGGGGGACAGATGTCCGAAGCAATAACCGGCACAGGCTTAGCTGGTGGCGCTTTAACTGGAGCGAGTGTTTATGGACTGCTTACTGGAACCGATTACGGTGTAGTGTTTGGCGCATTTGCCGGGGCGGTATTTTACATTGCAACCACCGCGGACCTGAGTGCGGCGCGCCGTCTGGCATATTTTCTGGTGTCGTATATCTCGGGGATCCTTTGTTCCGGGCTGGTGGGTTCTAAGCTGGCTCAAGTTACTGGCTACAGTGATAAACCACTGGATGCCATTGGCGCCGTAATCGTTTCTGCTTTAGCCGTCAAAATCCTGACGTTCCTGAATAATCAGGATGTCGGCTCGCTGGTGGCGCTGATAACGCGTCGGGGAGGTTCAGGTGATACAAAATGACCCATCGGCAACTTTAAATGCATTGCTTTGCGCTGGGGTAGTGCTGACCCTGATGTTTTATCGTCGTGGCGAATCGCGACATCGACCATGGATATCTCGCCTGGCGTGGCTGCTTACGGTCATCTACAGCGCAGTTCCGCTGGCATATCTGTGCGGCATCTACCCTTATTCATCGTGGGCCACTATCGGGGCCAACATTATTTTCCTGTCTGTGCTGGTTGCCGTCAGAGGCAACGTGGCACGTCTGGTTGATCATCTGAGGCACTAATGAACCAATCACAATTTCAGCAGGCGGCTGGTATCAGCGCTGGGCTTTCTGCGCGCTGGTTTCCGCACATTGATGCGGCAATGAAAGAGTTTGGCATTACAGATACGAACGATCTGGCTATGTTCATCGCCCAGGTTGGGCATGAGTCTGCTGGTTTTACCTCGCTGGTGGAAAGCTTCAACTACTCGGTAGAGGGGCTGAAGAAAACCTTTGGTAAACGCCTTACTCCTTATCAGTGTGAAATGCTGGGTCGTGTCGATGGTAAGCAGGTGGCCCACCAGCCGCAAATAGCCAATCTGGTGTACGGTGACCGCATGGGGAATAACAGCCAGGGTGATGGCTGGAAATATCGCGGTCGTGGCCTGCTTCAAATCACTGGCCGCGAGAACTACGCTAAATGCGGTGCGGCGTTGAAGCTCGATCTGATCAGCACACCTGAGTTGCTGACACAGGAGAAGCATGCAGCCCGTTCTGCTGCTTGGTATTTCACGTTACGTGGTTGCCTGATGTATTCAGGTGATGTTGTACGTGTCACGCAGATCATTAACGGTGGCCAGAATGGACTGGCTGACAGAAATAGTCGTTATAACAAAGCGCGGGCGGCGTTGCTGGTATGACAGCGATCTTTGCTTTAGTTAAGGCCCGGTGGAAAACAATCATTGTATTGTTGCTGATGGCTGGTGCGTTTCTTGCCGGGAACGTCTGGAGTGAGCGGGGCTGGCAAAAGAAGTGGGCTGACCGCAATAGCATGGAATCTTCACAGGAAGCGAACGCGCAAACTGCCGCACGCTGGATTGAACAAGGGCGCATAATTGCCCGTGATGAGGTTGTAAAAGATGCACAAGCACAAGCCGCTAAATCTGCTGCCACTGCTGCTGGCCTGTCTGCCACTGTTAGCCAGTTGCGCACCGAAGCAACAAAGCTTGCCGCCCGCCTGGACGCCGCAAAGCACACCGCAGATCTTGCCGCTGCCGTCAGAAGCAAAACAGCCGGAGCCGACGCCGCAGTGCTTGCCGACATGCTCGGACGCCTTGCAGAAGACGCTAGATACTATGCTGGGCGAGCTGATGAAAGCCACTGGGCAGGTATGACATGTGAGCGCATTTATGAATCTGTGAGAACAATAACCATACCCATTGAACAGTAACAAACTCTATTAGTAACTATAAAAATGTTTTATTATGGAATCAACCGAAATTGGATTAGAGGTGTTTGTGGAAACGGATTTAATATCATATTTAGGCTTTCTAGTTGCTAGAGATTCTGCTCGCTGGGGTTTTTTGTCTATGCTTGCAAACTGGGGGGCAGTAATAATTGGCGTGCTTAGCTTCATTGTTTCAGTCGTTACACTTTGCATAGCAAGAAAAGCCATGAATACATGGAGAGAACAGGAGCAAACAAAAGCGAAACAAGAGTTTAAAAAATCTTTATTAGCTCTAAGAAATATACTAATATACATGCCAGCAAAATGGACTCAAGCTGATTTGAATTTAGGTGAGAAAGTTCAATATGCTCCCGATTATCAGAAGTATTTCCACAAAGAAGTATTGGATCTACCCGTTAAGTTAAAAATGTTGATTGATGCTAATAACCATTCAAATGATTGTTGGGTCATTTGTGAACATTTATTTGACGGGAGTCAAATTGAAACTAAATGGAAACTTGTCCAGGATGCGGTTAATGAATATATCCAGAAAGGGAAAGATAGAGATGAAGTATTTCACGCTCTGAATAGCCTCTATTCTGAACGGTTTGTATTCGAGTTTAAATGATTAACAATATGTCTTTGTTATTATATTTCGGAGATTGGTCTTAGTTATAAATATATAGGTTAGTATGATGAAAATCGGATATATAGTCACACTTGTGCTATCACTGATCATAGCGGGCTGTGATAATGCGCCTAAGTTTGATGGTTCAAGCCAGGAGTCACTTCGATACTCAGCAGAGAAGGTATTCGAACCTTTGTCTGAAGAGAGGAAAGCTGAACTAAAGACAGCGATTATCGATACTTTGAATTACTACGACACTCAGGCAGAGCTAACCAACGACAAAAGCTATTCGTCGAATAATATGCGGCTGGTTGTATTAGATGGGAAGACTGCCAATCAGGTTGTTTCTGAGGCAGCCAGCTATCGAGATAAAAAAGAGAAGCTCGAGCAAAAATATTTACATAATCAATGATAAGAGGCCGCATTTAGCGGCCTTTTTTATACCTTTCAATTGATAATTACTATCATTTGCGCGGGTCCTCCTCGCGATTCTGAACACCGAGGGGGCGAGGACACGCGGAAAACGGCTGGTTTTTTGCATTTTATCGGCATCATCATCATTCCCTTAACTTGTTGATATTTCAGTCGTGAAATTATTCACGATGTCGAAATGGTTAATTATTGTTCATCATCATGGATAACGAACTGAAAAACCTTCGCCTCAATATCAATCAGCTGGCAGCGGTGACCGATCTTCATCGTCAGACGATTTCCAGCAGACTGAATAACGTTGAGCCTGCTCCGGGCAGTAATTCTCGTCTCAAGCTTTATTCTGTTGTCGATATTCTCCGGGAACTGCTGGGCCGAACCACGGCACCCGAGCTGGTGGATATCGATAAGATGTTACCGCCGGATCGTAAGGCGTGGTTTCAGTCCGAACGCGAGAGGCTTAAATTCCAGCAGGAAACAGGTGAGTTAATCCCGGCATCGACAGTGACCCGAGAATTTTCATCGCTGGCAAAAGCCGTCGTTCAGGTGCTGGAAACGCTGCCGGATATTCTTGAACGTGATTGTGCGATGACGCCTGCAGCTGTCGTTCGGGTGCAAAAAGTCATCGATGACCTGCGGGATCAGATAGCCCTGAAGGTTGAGCAGGCAGATACGCCGGAACAGGAGGACAGTTCGCCAGAAGAGGAGTAAGCCATGCGACAGGCCACGGCGGCGGAGCTAAGAAAAAACACTGACGGGATCATCAGAGCACCGCGTCGAATGCCTGTAGCCGAAGCCGTACATAAATATATGCGTGTTCCGGTCGGTGTGGGTAACTCCGTTGAGTGGGATCCTAATCTTGCCCCTTATGTTGTGGAGCCGATGAACTGCCTGGCATCACGCGAATATGATGCTGTCATTTTTGTTGGCCCTGCCCGAACGGGTAAAACTATTGGTCTGATTGATGGCTGGGTGGTGTACAACGTTGTCTGTGATCCGTCTGACATGCTCATCATTCAGATGACGGAAGAAAAAGCGCGCGAACACTCAAAAAAACGTCTGGCCCGAACATTTCGTGTCAGCCCGGAGGTGGCATGCCGGCTGAGTCCTTCACGCAATGACAACAACGTGCATGACCGGACTTTCCTTGCCGGGAACTACCTGAAGATAGGCTGGCCGTCTATCAACATCATGTCGTCCTCAGATTTTAAATGTGTGGCGCTGACGGATTACGATCGCTTCCCGGAAGATATCGACGGGGAAGGGGACGGATTTTCTCTTGCTTCAAAACGTACCACCACCTTTATGTCGGCGGGGATGACGCTGGTCGAGAGTTCACCGGGCAGGGAAATAACCAATACGAAGTGGCGGAGAAAGTCACCTCACGAAGCCCCTCCCACGACCGGGATTCTTTCTTTATATAACCGCGGCGATCGTCGTCGCTGGTACTGGCCATGCCCACATTGCGGGGAATACTTTCAACCGGCCATGGAGGCGATGACAGGCTACCGGGAAACGTCTGACCCGGTAAAGGCCAGTGAAGCGGCGCATATTGATTGTCCGCATTGTAGCTGCATGATTACCGCCGACAGGAAGCGGGAACTGAACGGAAAGGGTGTCTGGTTGAGAGAGGGACAGACTATCGACCGTGACGGCAATATCACCGGAGACGCCCGACGCTCGCGCATTGCCTCGTTCTGGATGGAGGGACCAGCGGCGGCATACCAGACATGGGCGCAACTGGTTTACAAATTACTGACGGCGGAGCAGGACTATGAGGCCACCGGCAGCGAAGAAACGCTCAAGACGGTAATTAATACTGACTGGGGGCTTCCTTATCTCCCCCGTGCAGCCAGTGAGCAGCGACGTGCTGACGTGCTGATGCTACGGGCAGAAGACTATGGCAAACGGCTTGTGCCGCCGAAAGTCCGTTTTCTTCTGGCGTCGGTGGATGTGCAGGGTGGGAAGAAGCGCCGTTTTGTCGTCCAGATCATCGGGTACGGTGAAAACGGCGAACGCTGGCTGGTGGACCGCTATAACATCCGCCAGTCTCTGCGTTGTGATGAAAATGGTGAGGCACAGCAGGTGCATCCCGGATCCTATCCGGAAGACTGGCAACTGCTCATCACGGATGTCCTCGAAAAAACCTATGCGTTGCAGTCAGACCCTTCGCGACGGATGCCCATTCTTGCAATGGCTGTCGACAGCGGCGGGGAAGATGGGGTAACGGATAACGCCTATAAATTCTGGCGCCAGTGTCGTCGTGACGGACTCGGTAAACGGGTTTACCTGATAAAAGGTGACAGCACCCGACGCCAGAAAATCATTACCAAAACGCACCCTGACAACACAGGCCGAAGCGATCGCCGGGCGGATGCGCGTGGTGAGGTTCCGGTATATCTGTTGCAGACAGACCTGCTAAAAGATCAGCTCAGTAACAACCTTGAGCGTGAAACACCCGGTGCCGGGTATATCCATTTTCCTGACTGGCTGGGGGAGTGGTTCTACGAAGAACTGACCTACGAAGAACGCGGTACGGATGGAAAATGGCGCAAGCCCGGAAAAGGCAATAACGAAGCCTTTGACCTTTTCTGTTATGCCCACGCCGTCGCTGTCCTGCGTGGTTATGAAAAAATCCGGGACTGGGAACAGCCTCCGGCATGGGCAGCTGCTCAGGAGTGTAATTCAAACATCATTGACGGGGAGCGCCCCAGGGAGATTACTGTGAAAAAAGCGGTACCTGTACGTTCGTCTTCTGTTTCAGTAACTGAACCGTCGAGCCCGCTTTCTGGTGGCTGGCTGGGTGTCAGTGATAACGGAGGCTGGCTGTGACGAAATCAGAAATTCAGCAGATGCTGGTAACTGTACGCCAGGCATACCGTGATTCCCTGGACGGGAAAAGTGTGTCTTTTACGGGCGTAAATGGTCGCGCCATAACTAACCATGATCCCGTGGCGCTTCGCAGAGAGCTGGAATACTGGGAAAAACGCTGGGTTGCCGTGAATCGTCGCGGTGGATCTTTCAAACTCGCCAGATTTAATTAAGGTCTTCCATGGGTATTTTCGACAGAGCACTTGGTGCGATTGCGCCAGGGTGGGCAGTCGCGCGCGCCAGAAACAAAATGCTGTTGCAGGCATACGATGCGGCACGGCCTTCCCGGCTTAATAAAACGAAGCGCGAGAGCCGCGCGGCTGACACTGCTGTTGGTGTTGCTGGTGTATCACTGCGCGAGCAAGCGCGGGCGCTGGATGAAGACCATGACATTGTAATTGGTCTGCTGGATAAGCTCGAGGAGCGGGTGATTGGTGCCCAGGGGATTCAGGTTGAACCGCAGCCACTGGGGCTGGACGGAAAACTGCATGAAGAATTTGCGGCAAAGATTTCCGCGCTCTGGTCCGAATGGTCAGTTCGCCCGGAAGTGACCGGGATGTTTACCCGCCCGGAAGCGGAACGGCTGGCGCTGCGTTCCGCATTGCGTGATGGTGAAATTTTTACCCAGCTTGTGAGAGGGCCGGTTGCTGGTCTGACTCACTCGACCAGTGTGCCGTTTTCTCTGGAGTTGCTTGAGGCTGACTTTGTGCCGATGAACCTGAACAGCACCTCGGGGCAGCAGATCCGTCAGGGCATTATTGTGAATAACTGGGGACGTCCGACAGGCTACCGGGTATATAAATTCCATCCGGCCAACATGACGCGTTTTAGCGCAGAACTGAAAACTGTTGCTGCTGAGAATATGCTGCATCTCGCGCAGCGAAAACGTCTTCATCAGTTACGCGGGGTGAGTCTGTTACACGGCGTGATCCGCCGCCTTGGCGACATTAAGGATTATGAAGAGAGTGAGCGCGTGGCCGCAAGAATCGCTGCTGCGCTGGGCTTTTATATCAAGAGAGGTGATGCCGCTACTTTCCCTCAGGAAGACGACTGGAAGCCGTCAGAAAATAAATACCGCTATTTTGATATCGCACCCGGGATGATTTTTGACGATCTGGCTCCGGGCGAAGATCTGGGCATGGTGGAATCCAATCGTCCGAATGTCCATCTTCATGAGTTTCGCAACGGGCAATTACGTGCTGTTGCCGCCGGAAGCCGGGGAAGCTATTCCAGTATTGCCCGTGACTACAATGGCACATACAGCGCCCAGCGCCAGGAACTGGTGGAAAGCTATGAAGGCTATAACGTACTGCAGCAATGGTTTGTTGGTCAGCATAGTCGCCCGGTATACCGCGCCTGGCTGGCGATGGCGCTGTTAACGACAGATATCCCACCGGATGTGGATCGAACAACCCTCTTTAATGCGACCTATCTTGGCCCGGTTATGCCGTGGATTGACCCTGTAAAAGAGGCAATGGCCTGGCGGGGAATTGTGCGCGGCGGTGCGGGAACTGAAGCGGAATGGATCCGCGCCCGTGGGCAATCCCCCCAGGAAGTGAAGCGCCAGCGTATGCGTGAAACCGAATTCAACCGAGAAAACGGGCTGGTGTTCGACTCAGACGCCGCCAACGATAAAGGAGTGCTCCCTGATGCAGCAAATGATAAGCCCGCCCCGTCACGGGACGATGATTAACCCCCGCTCCAGTGTGGCTGGTATCGATGCCGCAAACGGTCAGTGCTGGTATGAGATTCGCGCACTGGCAGCAGGGCGTGTGGAAATATTTCTCTATGACGTGATCGGCGGCTGGGGGATTACCGCTCAGCAGTTCGTCTCCGACTGTAAGGAGGCCGGGGTGTTTGAGGCCAGCGCCGTCGATCTACATATCCACAGCCCGGGCGGCGATGTGATGCAGGGATTTGCCATCTTTAACACTTTGTCCCGTCTGAAGGCGAAGCTGGATATCTGGGTGGACGGCGTGGCTGCCAGTATGGCTTCAATGATTGTCTGCCTGCCCGGTGCCACGGTGCATATGCCGGAAAACGCCTGGCTGATGGTACACAAGCCGTGGGGCGGGATCGCCGGGGATTCCGATGATATGCGTGATTACGCTGCCTGGCTTGATCGTAATGAAGCGCTGATGCTCAGTGCCTACATGAACAAGACCGGGCTGGGGCAGGAAGAACTGGAGGCGATGCTGAAAGCTGAAACCTGGCTTAATGGCGCGGAGGCGGTGGAAAAAGGTTTCGCTGACACGCTTGAACCAGAACTGCAGGCCGCGGCCTGTGTGAATCAAAATAAACTGAAGGATTACCTGAATATGCCAGAACAGATTAACAACCTTTTTGGGCCGCGTGCCGAAGCTCCTGTCAGTCAGCCGCAGCCCGCACAAAACCCGGCGCCGCAGGCCGCAAATAACCCACCGGTACAGCAACCGCTGGCAGGAAATATCGACATTACCGCGCTGGCCGCCCAGCTCCAGCAGCAGATGCAGGCGGCGAATACTGAACGAGTAAGCGCAGTTTCCGCTGTGTTTGATGCGTTTCCTGCTTTCGGCTCGCTGAAAGCAGAATGCATCACGGATATTTCCTGCTCAGCGGAACAGGCCCGCACCAAATTGCTCAATGCGCTGGCGGCAGGGACTACCCCGAGTGCCGGTCCGGGTGCAGTTCACATCCATGCGGGTAACGGGAATATTGTTGGTGATTCCATTCGTGCGGCGGTGATGAACCGTGCGGGTTATGCGCAGGCGGAAAAAGATAACGCCTACAACGGGTATACCCTGCGCGAACTGGCCCGCGCCTCGCTGGTGGATCGTGGTATCGGTATTTCTGGTGTCGGTACCGCACAGGCGATGGTTGGGCTGGCGTTCACCCACAGCAGCAGTGATTTCGGCAATATCCTGATGGATGTGGCGCATAAGGCGGCATTGCTTGGCTGGGATGAGGCCAGCGAAACATTCGAACAGTGGACCCGTAAAGGCACACTGACCGATTTCAAAACCGCACACCGCGTTGGCCTGGAGTCACTGGCATCGCTGCGTAAGGTTCGCGCCGGGGCGGAATATAAATATGTCACCATTAAAGATCGCGGTGAGCCGATTGCACTGGCCACCTATGGTGAGCTTTTCAGCATTGACCGCCAGACTATCATCAACGATGACCTGGATATGTTGACGCGTATCCCGCAGGCAATGGGGCTTGCTGCGCGAGCTACTGTAGGCGATCTGGTCTGGGCTGTACTGACCAGCAACCCGAAAATGTCGGACGGTAAGCCGTTGTTCCACGCCGATCATGGCAACCTTGTTGCAGCCGATCTGAGTATTGAAGGGCTGGATACTGCACGTAAGGCAATGCTGCTGCAAAAATCCGGCGATCGTCGTCTGAATATTCGTCCGGCCTACATGCTGACGCCAGTGGCAATTGAGTCACGGGCAAACCAGCTGATTAAGTCCGCCAGCGTACCTGGCGCAGACGCGAACAGCGGGATCGTTAACCCGATCCAGAACTTTGTGACAGTGGCTTCTGAGGCCCGCCTGGATGACAGCAGCCCGACGGATTTTTACCTGACTGCTGCGCAGGGGCGCGACACCATTGAAGTGGCCTATCTGGACGGTATCGACACGCCGTATCTGGAGCAGCAGCAGGGCTTTACTGTGGACGGTGCCGCATTCAAGGTGCGCATTGATGCGGGTGTGGCCCCGCTTGACTGGCGCGGGCTGGTTAAAGTCACCAAAAAATAACGACCGCCGCCTGGCGGTTTTTTTATCCCTGAAGGCGGCGCTGGTCGCCTTTTCCTTTTATGGAGAAAAAACATGGCGAATAACTATCAGCAGGACGGTACCACACTGGATTATCACAATGCGGGTGTTGATGCCGTTTCATCCGGTGCGCTGGTGGCGGTCGGCGGAATTGCCGGGGTGGCACACAGCGATATTCCTGCCGGCGAGTGGGGAACACTGCATATGGCCGGTGTTTTTGTGCTGCCTAAAGCGGCAGAAGAAATTGCGGCTGGCCAGAAACTGTATCTGGCTGGCGGCAAGCTGACGGTGGCAAAAGGCGATGATGCAACGCCAAACCCGGTTGTTGGTTCCGCCTGGGGAGCAGCTGAGGCGGATGATGCTGATGTTGCCGTCCGCCTGGGGTTCTGATGAGCCGGTTCCGGGAGCGTTTGGCTAAAGCAGATGCCCGGATTAACCGGGCGTTTGCCGAAGAAGTCCCTGCATGCCTGCAAACGGGTGAAGGCCCGCGTCTGGTGACCGTGATTTTTGAATCACCGGATGCGCTGTCGGGTGTACCGGGCGGCGGGGAAATTCAGAACCATTCCCCGGCGTTCAGTGCAATGACTGCGGATATTTCCGGTCTCGAAAAACATGACGGTGTGGTTATCAATACCATCCCTTACCGGGTGACACATATCGGCGCGGATGAAGAAGGGCGGACCCGCGTCACGCTGGCATATGGGGAACCCGGCAAAACACAGCCTCAGATCGATAAATGGAGCTGATATGGCGCGGGAGTCTCGACTGCGGCGGGATTTACCCGTCGATATTGATGTGGATGTTATCTGGCGAATTGCGGACAGTATCGGTGCGACGCAAAAACAGTTCCGTGCAGCATACTCGCGCGCGCTCAGACGTACTGCCGCCACGCTGCGAAAGAAAGCGATGGCGGGTCTGAAAGACGGGCTGGCCCCACGCAGTATGGATCTGGTCCGGCGCCGTCTGCTGTCTTTTCGTCTGGACAGGGGATCACAACTGGATAATTTCCGGCTCTGGTTCGGGCTGAATGCCATTAAGGTGAAAGACCTTAAAGGACGAATCAACGGGCGGCTGCGACCGCACCATACCCGGCGTGACCGCAACACGGGGCGTTTTATTAAAGCGCGCCGCCAGGCAGAAAACGCCGGATTTTCCCCGAAAGGTAATCTGCTGAGCGAACGGTCGTTTGAAAACGGGGAGGTGTCCCGTTCAAAACGGGATAATCGCCGGACGGTGGTTATTCGCGATCCCCAGACCCGCCGGACACGCGAAGCAGAAATAGATATCTACGAACCGATGCTGAACTACATCGAGGACAACGCATTTGCGGAAGCGATGGAGATTTTTATGCATCACTTTGAAACCGACATTCGCGGGCGCGTAAAAGCCCGTATTTCTGTCTGAGGTAACGAACGATGGCCGAGCCACTGTTACTGGGGCGGTATCACGATGCTGTGACTGACGCATTAAAAAAAATCGGATGGGTGCGTGATGCCGGTGCGTATCCGGAACGAAATGTTCCCCGCTTTTCGGGCCTGACCACGCCCGCGGTGTATTTCTCGATTAACAGCTGGGAACAGGGTGGAGGTAATGAGGGGCAACTGAGCGTTAATTTAACCTGTGATCTCTTCGTGGTGGTGGATGCCGCCGGATCGGGTGTGAGTCAGCCTGAGATTTTTGTCAGAACCGCTGCGGCCGATATTACCCAGTGGATTGACGGGCAGCAGTTTGGTCTGGGCCATATTGAGCCTGCGGTATTCACCACGGCTGAACGTGATGAGTTTGATCCGCGAATGGATGATTATCTGGTCTGGCGTATTTCATTCACCCAGGCGGCTGCATTTGGTACTGACCCTTTTGCACACAATGGCATGCCTCTGCAGCAGGCCTGGCTGGGGGCTGCACCTGATACGGGCCGTAATCACGTGGATGACTATCAGCTTATCTGGGAGGCTCAGCCCGATGAGTGATATAGAAGGCGACCTGCAGCGCAGACTGGCGAACCTTGTCCGGCGCGGTGTTATTCATTCCGTCAGGCACGATCGCATCCCAAAATGCCGGGTGGATTTGGGGGATATCATCACGACCTGGCTGCCGTTGTGCCAGGGGTTTTCAGGAACTAACCGTGCTGATTCAAATCCTTATGCCGTGGGGGATGCGGTTACGGTCCTGTCCGAAGCCGGAGAACTCAACAACGGACGGGTGTTTCCCGGCTGGAACACAGGAAAGCTGCCGGTGCCGGAAGGAAGTGACAGCGAGCACATTACCCGTTACAGCGACGGGACCGAGATCCGTTATGACAGGAACGCGCATGCCCTGACGATTACGCTGGCTGATGGTGGAACTTACAAAATTGTCGGTAAAGGCACGCTGGATGGTCCGGTTGAAATTACCGATACCCTGACAGTTCATGGCAAAACCCAGATTAATGCTGACACGTCGGTTGCAGGGAATATCGGGGCGTCAAAGGAGATAACGGATAAATCCGGCAGCATGAGCAAGATACGTGAAGTCTTTAACAACCACGATCACCGCGGCGACAGCGGCGGGCTCACCGATAAACCTAATCAGAAAATGTGACCTGCTGCGGCAGGTTTTTTTATGCCTGGAGAAAAAACATGTCTCAGTTACATGGCGTTGAAACTATTGAACTCACCTCGGGTACGGTGGCGGTTACCACGATTCAGACCGCCATTATCGGCCTGGTGGGAACAGCACCTGATGCGTCGGGGGGGACAGCCGCATCGGGATCATCCGGTACACCCATTCTCGATAACGTTATCGACTTCACTGCAACCATTAAGGGGCGGGAAGGTAATGTCATCAATGTCGCTGCGCTGGCCGGACTGCCGGCAGCCGAAAATCCTGCTGCGGTTGTGACGTCAGCAAGCTGGGAGCCTGAATCGCTGACACTGAAAATCACGCTGGGTTGTGATGAGCACGGTGTTATCACAGCTAAACCCGAAGACGTTGCTGAGGCTGTCGGTGGTGTTGATGGCGCAAAAGTCAGTGCGAGTGGGCGCGGTGACGGAATTGTCCAGCCCTTCAGCCTGCAATTAGCGGGGGGTGAAGATGAACCCTTTCCACTCAATACGCCGGTGGCGGTCGTCGGCACCACGCTGTTATCCCGCCTGGGTGAAAAAGGTACGCTGAAACAGGCACTGACAGACATTAACGATCAGCGTAATGCGCTGACGGTGGTGGTGCGTGTGGCAGATGAAAACGATGTGGCAAAACGACGCGCTGCGGTACTGAAGGGGATCGGCACCCTGTCTTCAGCGAAATCTGTTACCACGTACCAGCCGCGTATTGTGATAGCGCCGGGATTCAGTGAGGACGATGCGGTTGGTAAGGGACTGGAAACCGTGGCCGGGAAATTGCGCGCCGTTGCATATGTTGACTGCGCCTCCGGTGCGACGCTGCAGGAAGTGGTACAGCGTCGCCAGTCCTATGGCGCACGAACTGAGCTGTTGCGCCCGCGGGTCCAGGCGAGCGATGCAGATGGCCAGCTGGTTTATCGTCCTTACTCTGCGTTTGCTGCCGGGTTACGCGCCCGCATCGACTTTGAAAAAGGCTGGTGGTGGAGCAAGTCGAACCAGGACATCAACAACATCCTCGGTGTTGAGCAGATCGATGAATTTATCCTCGGGGATGAGAACTGCGATGCAAACCTGCTCAACATGCAGAACGTGTCCACCATTATCCGCCGGGCGGGTTTTAAACACTGGGGTAACCGCCTGTGTGCTACCAATCCACAGTGGCGTTTTGAGTCTGTCCGCCGTACTGCAGATGTTATTGAGGACAGCATTCAGGAAACCATGCTGGAGTATGTTGACCGCCCACTGGACCGGGAAAATGCGGATGACATTATCGGCACCATCAATGCCTATATGCGGCAACTGGTCGGTCTTGGCGCCATATTCGGTGGGCGGGCCTGGCTGGATGAAGAACTGAACACCGCGGAAACCATGGCGTCGGGTGTCCTGTATATCAACTATGACTTTGGTCCGAAATCGCCGACTGAACTTATCAGCCTGCGCGTCCGGGTGAACAATAACTATGTGCTTGAGGAGATGCTTGCAGCATGAGCGATAAAAACACACTACGCGTCTGGACCTTCTTCCGGCAGGGGATCCGTATCCAGGGGGCGCATGAATTTACGCCGCCGTCTCTGGCTATTGTTAAAACGGATTTGCGTACCGGCGCACAGGATGCGCCCACCCCGGTTGATGACGGCATGGAAGCACTGACCTGTCAGGTTAAATTTTATGGGATAGATACGGATATGCTGGCCAGCTTTGGTTTTGTCAGCGGCAGCCGTTCACGCTTTACGGCTTATCAGGGCTATCTCGGTAACGGCACTGCACGCGGTACGGTTGAGGAAATCGAGGGGTTTGTACAGACCGTCACGCCGGATGCGCGCAGTAAGGACACGCTTTCCGAAAATGCCGTGACGGTTGATATTGCCGTCAGCTACTACCGTCAGTCACTGGACGGGCGCGAACTGTTCGCCATCGACACAGAGCGTTTCGCCCGCCGGGTGAATGGCGTTGATGTGCTTTCTGGCCTGGCTGCCAAAGTGCGTCTCTGATTTTACTGTTATCCCACCACTGTAACGGCCTGCGGGCCGTTTTTTTATGGAGCATTCTATGAGCTTTCCTGGTGAAACCCGCGTTATAAAACTGTATTCCCCCGTATCACTTGATAATGGGGTCGTGATCGATGAAGTCACCATGCGTGAACCGCTGGTTCGCGATCGCATCACTCATGCCAAAGACCGCGGCAACGAAGAAGAGAAAGAAGCCCGCATGATTGCGTTGCTGTGCAATCTCAGTGAACAGGATCTCTGGCTGATGACGGCGGCAGATTATTCACAGCTGCTGGATGCCTTTAACGTTTTTATGCTCCCGCCCGCGAAGCGACCGAAGGCGGGCTCCTCCGGGCAATAAGATTTCTGGGGCGGCGACTGCATTTTCCGATGGCGGAATACCTCGATATGCCGTTCAGCACTTTCTCTGATTTTTTGACCGACGAACTGGAGACGATAAACCGTGGGCGGAATAAGCCAGAACCTTAAGGCCGTCATTACCTTTGGCGGAAACCTGGATAATTCATGGAAACGATCTGCAGATGGTCTGCAAAAAAGCCTGAAAGATGTCGGAAAGCAGTCCGAACGACTGACAAAAGATCAGACTAAACTGGCAGCAGAAATCAAACGCGCCAAACTGGCCGGTGAAAGCCTGGGGGATTTGAAGCGCCGCTATACCGATGTTTCCAGGGAAATCCGCAAAACGGAGGCGGAGCAGCAGAAACTGAATGTACAGATGCAAAAAGCACAGCGCATTCAGGCATTCAAAGGAGCCGGTAAAGGTCTGTTCCGGCGCGGTCTGGGGATCGCCGGGCAGGTGGGCGGGATGTTTGGGTCCGGGCTGGCTATTGGCGGTGGCGGTGTGGTGGCTTCAGCACTTGGCACACTGATAGCGCCAGCTGCCACCAATGCTGAAACGGCAACCCGCACTAATGTCGCAAAAAGTTACGGCGTGGACGTGGCCACGTTTAATGCTTGGGATTCTCTGGCGAAGCAGTACGACATGAATGCGGAAAACATTGGCGATCTCTTTGAAGAGTATCTGCACAAATCCGGGGAGTATAAACAGAACGGTAAGCAGGGCTCGCTGCAGGATGCGTTTGAAACGCTCGGGTTCAAAGCGGGGGATTTTGCCGGGCTCAGCGATATGGCGCAGTTCGACAAAATTGTTGAACGGGCGCTCAGCCTTCAGGACGAGTCGAAAGCCTCCTTCGCACTGGATTCTCTTTTTGGCGGGGAAGCGAGCAAACTGCTGATGCTTATCAAGCAGTCTGGCCGGAGCTACCGCGACCTGATGGACGAACAGCGGCGCTACAACCTTGTGACCAAAGAGGGGGCTGATGGAGCGGTTGCGGGTAATCAGGCTATCAATAATCTCCGCACTGTTTTCTCTTCTGCGGTCGCAGAAATTTCCGGGCAACTGGGAAATGAACTGGCGCCGGATATCCGTAACCTGACAAATGATCTTGCCGACTGGTTCAAAGGTGGTGGGATCAAGCGCATTGTGACTTTCCTGCGAAATGACCTTTATCCCGGCGTTCTGTCGTTCGGGCAGGGGGTGGTTTTTGTCGGCAAAATTATTTACGCGCTGGCTAAAAAACTGTCCTGGTTGCTTCCGGATGAACGAAATGACCAGCGCGATGTACTGAAAACACTGGCCGGTAATGGAATGAATATGGCTCGCCTCAGAGCTGAACAGACAGGCCAGGGAGAATGGTTTTCGCAGCAACTGGCAACTCATCCTGATTTGCCAGAAAAAGTAAAAGAGTCATGGAACGATACCCGTGGATGGTTCGGTCCTGACAGCGACGATGAGGCGTTTAACAAATCGCTTGATAAATACCTGTCACCGGAAGGCGGCGAATCGCTTTTAAACTGGAATGCGGCGCTACAGCAAAACAAGGACCATGTCGCGCAAACCGTTAAAGAGGAACCGGAAAGCAGTGCCGGAGCCTGGGATAATTACGCGCATGAGCCGGTAACATCTGCCAGTCAGTGGGAAAGAGAACCATCAGTACTGACGTACAGCCAGGGGGAAGGAGAAAGCGCCCGCGCAGGGGATAAGTATCCGAATGCTCCCCTTTTTCCCGCCGGGCAGCAGAACAGGAATGTTACTGCAACAGACAGTTCACCTGTTGAGCCGGTGATTCTGAAAGACGAGAGCACGGGCGGTTACTGGGAAAGTCTGCTTCAGAAAATGGATGTACTGGATAAGCAGCCGCCATCACGGCAGATAACCGATAACCGCAAATTTGAGTACCACTTCGAAATTAATGCCGCGCCGGGACAGGATGAGAAAGCCATTGCCGATGAAGTGACCACGGTGACGAAAAACAATTCTGCCTTTAATGGTGATAACAGCCTTCTGGATGGGGGACTTGTCTGGTGAGTGAAATTATCCCGATATTTGAAGATTCCGGCCAGCGCAGTACAGGCGCATTACGGGGTGGGCAGGAAGCCCGCGTGATGATGATGCTGGGGAATTTCGCCTTTTCGATTGATACAGCGGCTTATCATCAGCTCACCCGTGAGGCCAGCTGGCGCTGGAGTGAACAGGAACGCATCGGCAAACAGGACCTTCTTCAGTACACCGGAAAGCCTGGCCGTACCGTCAGGCTTGAAGGGCAGTCTCACGCCTTTTTCCGTAAAGGGGTGGAAGGGGTCAATGATTTATTTGATCTTGCCGAACAGGCGAAACCTCAGCAGCTTGTCAGCGGAGAAGGCGATGTGCTGGGTTGGTGGGTGGTGACCGACTTTTCAGACACGACGAGTAAGTTTTTACCGGGTGGCGGTCACCGAAACAAAAACTGGACGATGACGCTAAAACACTATGCCGACGATCTATCAAACCCGTGACGGAGATGTACTGGATGCAATTTGTGCCGTGCATTACGGTACTGAAAATCTTTCAGACTCAGTGACTCAGGTTCTTGAAGCCAATCAGGGGCTGGCGGATCAGGGGGCTATGTATCCTTCCGGCCTGTATATCACACTGCCGGATCTGGTGACGCCCGTAGCGGAATCGCCATTCAGTTTATGGGATTGATATGGCAGATCAGACAGCGATGCCGGAATATGCGCCGGCCTTCAGCATTCAGGCCGAAGGGAAAGATATAACCCGGGTGCTGCAACAATGCCTGAGTGAACTGACCCTGACGGATTATGGTGGGGCCACAGCGAAAGCCGATGAACTGAAAATCAGCCTCATCTCTGAAACGCTGGCGCTTCCCACTAAAGGTGCCCGGCTTCGGGTTGCTCTGGGATTCAATGACCAACTGATCGATAAAGGCTGGTTTGTTGTCAGTGGTGTCTCCAGCAGCGGCCCGCCAAGGCGTATTGAGCTTTATGCGACCGCCGCGCCGATGAACGCCCAGAAACAACCCGGAGATGTGACAAGCCAGAAAACCCGGAGCTGGGATAACCTTCGCCTTGCCGATATTGTCAAAACAGTGGCCACCGATAACGGGCTGATCCCCCGCGTGGCCGACGCGCTCAAAGATATTCATATCAATCACATCGATCAGGTGGCGGAATCCGATGCCAACCTGCTCGCAAGGCTTGCACGTGACTACAACGCAGTGAGCAAACCATCAGGAGGCTACTGGCTTTTTTTACAGCAAGGGGCCACGGCAACGGCTTCAGGGAAACAGACTGGCGGGATCACCATCACACCGGATGAAGTATCAAACTGGTCCTACAGTGAAGGTGAGCGGGGGAGTTCGACAGGTAAAGCGACAGGGAGTGGAGGAAAAGCCAAAGAGAAAATCGGCGTGCGTTATTACGACGAGGAGGACGGCACGACAAAGACCTCCTCCGTTGAACATGATGGCCCGGCGATGACCAATCCCTATACCCAGTCGGAGAAAAACACCGCCGAGCAACAGGCAAACTCCAGGAAAACACAGGCGAAGCGTAACGAGCAGAAAATGACGCTCACTGGGCCATGTCGCCCTAAACATGTTCCGCTGACAGCAGAAGCAAGTGTGTCGACTTCCGGTTTTGGCTCCCGTGAGGATCGGGCCTGGGTGGTTGAGTCTCTGGTCTTCTCTCTGACGTCAGCAGGATTCAGCTACACCTACAACCTTGTCGTGGATATTCGTAAACCCGCAGCAGCTTCGAAAAAATCAGAAAAGCAGGACAAAAAAGGCCCGTCCTACTTCGGTTAACCCTCCCGCCATCCGGCGACTCAGCTACGGAATTTAATCATGAACGGTGTAAACAACCGGACCGGGAAACGCCTGTCCGGCGTCGCCCATTTGCGCCAGTCCGTCAGCGACATACTGACCACTCCCATCGGGAGCCGGGTTCTTGTCCGTGACTATGGCAGTGATCTGTTTTCGCTGGTGGATAACCCCCGGGATGATTTGACCCGACTACAAATAATCGCTGCGTCTGCGACCGCTCTGGCCCGGTGGGAGACGCGGCTGAAGGTAACACGTGTGCTTGTTTCTTTTCCTGAAGGGCAGTCCGGCTGTGTGCTGGATATCGAGGGGATCAACAAGGAAACCAATTTACCTGTCAGAACGGGAGACATAACGATTTATGGCAAGCAGCTATGACGTGATCAACCTGTCCGAACTGGACGTACCGGATGCCATTGTGGTGCCTGATGCAACTGAAATCTTCACCCGGTGGCTGGCGCGCCTGCGGGAACTTGATAAGCAGTTTGATGCGCTGGTGGAATCCGATCCGACGTTTAAACAGGGGGAGGTGAATGCCTACCAGCTGACGCTGGCTTTTCAGCGGGTTAATGATGCCGTGCGGGCGGTATTTCTCGCGAGTGCAAAAGAGGCTGACCTTGACCAGATAGGTGCCGCATTCAACGTTAAACGGCAGGTGATTAAGCCCGGCGATCCACTTGCCATTCCGCCCGTGGAGCCTGAACAGGAAGACGATGCGGCATTTCGCGAACGTATCCAGCTTTCATGGGCGCAGCTGAATACAGCAGGCGCGCGCAACTCATACCGCTTTCATGCGAAGTCTGCCGATACGGATGTGCTGGATGCCGATGCCTATGGGCCTGAAACCCATAACCAGCCCGGCTACGTTGATGTCTATGTCCTGTCACGTACCGGGGATGGGGCGGCGGGGCAGTCCCTGCTTGATAAGGTTAACAGCACACTGAATGCGGATGAAATCCGCCCGTTAACGGACTACGTGACGGTTAAAAGTGCCACGATTGCAAACTATGCCGTTACGGCAGAGCTGGAGATCCCGGAAGGACCGGACGCCAGTACGGTGCTGAATAATGCCATCGATGTTTTGCGGTCGTACACCACGCTTTCCCATCGGATTAAAACCGTCGTCCCGCTGTCCGCCATTTATGCCGCGCTGCAGCAATCCGGTGTGGTCCGGGTAAGGCTGATATCTCCGGTGGCAGATCTGGAAGCGGAACCGGGTAAAGCGCCCTGGTGTACCGCCATTAATGTTACCCGCAGGGAGGTAAGCAGCAATGACGGCTAAGTTTCGATCTCTGCTTCCTCCTGGCGCATTTCATGAAGAGAGAGCGCAGGAGCAGGCCAGCGCTGAGCAAATCGCCACCCTCGATACCAATATGGTGCGCAAGTCCAAAAATCCTGACACCTGTCCGGCGCATCTTCTCCCCTGGCTGGCCTGGGAGCATGCCGTTGATTTCTGGGATGACGGCTGGACAGAGGCGCAGAAGCGACAGGTGATAAAAGATGCCGCTTATGTTCATCAGCACAGAGGAACGGCCGGGGCGGTACGCCGTTCTCTCGGGTCAGTGAACCTGCCCACGACCGTGGTTGAGTGGTGGGAAGACACCCCGCGCGCTGAACCTTACACCTTCCGGATCGAAGTACAGAGCAGTGAGGGGGTCAGTGACGCTCTCTATCATCAGATCCGCCAGCTTACCGAGCGGGCCAAGAACCTGCGCAGCTATCTGAGCAAAATCGATGTGATGGCGAATGTGGGTATGGACGGGGCTTTTTATATTTCGGGTGCGACAACAGCGCATATCGATGTGGACATTTTTGCCGGGGAATCTCATGGCTGATTACTACTCAATTATCACTAACCGGGGTAAAGAACTGGAGGCGGAGGCGCTGGCCAGTGGTCGCCTGATTGTACTGACTCACTTTGTGGTGGGTGACAGTAATGGCAAGCAGGTCAAACCCGATCCATCGCAAGTCAGGTTGATCAATGAAACGTACCGGGGAGATATCGCTGAGCTGGTGGTGTCCCCGGAACAGTCCACGCAGTTAATGGCAAAAATCGTTCTGCCGACCGGGGTTGGTGGATTCACCGTTCGCGAAGTTGGTTTAATGACTGACGCCGGAGAGCTTTACGCGGTGGCAAACTGCCCATCGATCGATAAGCCGGTTGGCGGTGTCAGCGTTAATATGCAGTTTCGCCTGGCAGTATCAGATACCTCAAATATCACGCTGAATGTTGCAACCGGCGACGGGTTATTTCTGCGTATTGACCAGTACCTGAAAGAGATAAAAGCGCGGGGCGCGGAAGCACAAAAAACATCGCGTGAGTCCATTGGTGTACTCGATAGCACAACACAACAAAGAGGGCTGGTTCAACTTAACAGCTCGGTGAACAGCACCAGTGAAACGCAGGCCGCCACACCTTACGCAGTTAAAATCGTAATGGATAATGCGAATGCGCGACTGGCTAAAGACCGGAACGGCGCTGATATACCGAATGTCGCATTATTTCTACAAAACCTTGGTTTAGTGGAAACGATAAATCGCGCTGCCGGATCGCTGCAAAATAACCAGAACGGCGCGGATATTCCAAATAAAGATGGTTTCGTTCGTAATATCGGAGCTGCACGGGCTTTTAGTGGAACGATAAGCATTGGTGGAGGCGGAAACTGGACGACTGCGGAGTTTATTGTCTGGCTTGAAACACATGGGGCATTTAATCATCCGTACTGGATGTGCAAGGGTTCATGGTCTTACGGTGATAACCGAACTATCACCGATACAGGATGCGGAAATATCCAGTTAGCCGGTGCGGTTGTTGAGGTTATGGGCGTTCGTGGTGCGATGACCATTCGAGTAACTACACCAACAGCCGCAACAAGCGGAGTTACCAATGCTCAATTTACTTACATCAATCATGGTGATGACTATTTGCCGGGCTGGAGACGGGATTTTAACACCGCAAATCCCCCGCCTGTATCTTATCCGGTGGGTGCCCCCATTCCCTGGCCTTCAGATACCCCACCTGCTAACCACGCCATTATGCAGGGGCAGCCATTTGATAAGTCTGCCTATCCACTACTGGCTGTAGCGTATCCGTCCGGGATCATCCCTGATATGCGAGGTCAAACGATTAAAGGTAAGCCTGATGGTCGTGCAGTATTGTCACAAGAGCTTGATGGTATTAAGTCACACGACCACGGCGCAACGGTCGCAAGCACCGACCTCGGAAACCGAGACACCACCGGATTTGATTACGGAAACAAAGAAACAACAGGTTTTGATTACGGAACAAAAACAACCGATGTTCAGGGTAATCATGCGCACAATTACACATTCCTGGAATGGAAAGCAGGTTGGGGATTTCCAGGAGGCAATGAAAATATGGGCTCTGTTACACGAACTACCTCCACCAATGGTGCTCATGCACACAACGTTTATATAGGTGCGCATAGTCATATTGTTGGCATTGGAGCACATGCCCACTCTGTTTATATTGGCGCGCACAGCCATGGTGTAACAGTTTCACCGTCAGGGCATGCGGAAAACACCATAAAAAATACTGCATTTAATTATATAGTGAGGCTTGCATGATAAAATTAATTCTTTCAGCTCCTGTTCCTGAAATCGCGAAAGCATTTGAGCGGCATTTTTATGATGATGAAAATGTAGAAATTATCAGCAAGCCTTTTGAAACAATTCCAGACTTTGACTGCATGGTCAGCGCTGCTAACTCTTTTGGACTGATGGATGGCGGTGTCGATGCAGCTATTACAGCGTTTTATGGCAAACAGCTGATGAGCAGGGTTCAGCAGCATATTGTTAATGAGTATTTGGGGGAGCAGCCTGTTGGTTCTGCTTTTATTATTGGGAGTGGAGATCATAAACATCCTTGGCTGGTTCATGCTCCTACGATGCGTGTGCCTTTGATTATCAGCGGCACTGATGCAGTTTACCTTGCTACACGGGCAGCATTGCTTGCTGTATATCACCACAACAAAACACAATCTGAACACAATAAAATTAGGCGTGTTGTTTTCCCTGCTATGGGGGCAGGATGTGGGCAGGTATCGCCTGACAGTGTAGCAGCACAAATGAAACTTGCGTGGTGCAGTATTATAACCCCGTCATCCTGTATTAACTGGCAGTATGCTCTTGGAAGACAGAATGCTGTTTATTCATCCTACAATGGAGTTTTATAATGACTTTTAAAATGAGCAACACCAATCGCACTATTACTATTTACAATCTATCATCTTCCACAAATGAATTTATCGGTAAGGGAGATGGATATATCCCAGCAAATACTGGTTTGCCTGCTTACAGTACTGACATAGCACCACCAGCTGCGAAAGATGGATTTGTCGCTGTGTTTGATTATGAGTCTGGTAAATGGTCACTCGCAGAAGACCATCGAGGGAAGATTGTCTACAATATCCACACGGGGGAAAGTATCACAATTAACCAGTTAGGGAAGTTGCCTGATGATGTCGTTTCCGTTGCTCCTGAAGGCCATTTTGTTAAGTGGGACGGGAAAAAGTGGGTGCATGATGCTGATGCAGAAAAAACAGCGCAGATTACTCAGGCAACACAACAAAAAGAAAACCTACTGGCTCTGGCCGCCTCAAAAATCGCTCCTGTACAGGACGCAGTTGATCTTGATATTGCAACAGAAGCGGAAGCGGCACTTTTACTGGCATGGAAAAAATACCGTGTTTTACTTAACCGAATAAATCCAAATGACACACCTGATATTAACTGGCCTGAGCAACCTGCAGAACAAAGTATAACTGGTTAAATCATAGTTGAATGGTGGGGCTTAGGGATGCTAAATCCTTCAGAAAGCAGCCAAAAATAGGCTGCATATTGTTTATACTTTGGTTCGATCAGATCTAAGCTGATATTTAATCTTCTTTATGAGGCAGTATTCTCGAATAAATAACAAATTAATTCTCTTGCTAAATTTTTGTGTGCCAGAGAATGGGGTAACTGCCTTTTTTATATAATGGATTTGTTCTTCGTCAAAGGAGCAATAACCATTAATTTTTGTACTTATTCTTTTGGCTAGACTATATGTCTGATGAACAGAGGGTGCTATAGTCTCAATTTCGCTCTTGCCTTTTTTATTAATTAATTCATTGAAAACTCCCATGGCACATATTATATCATCGATATCTTTTTTTCGAGGTGCGTTAGTTATACTATTTTTTCGTACTCGATATAAAACAAGGGTATCGGTCATACGTTTAATTTTTTTTGATAGAAGATATGTTTTGGGTATTAATGCTATATCTTCGTAATGTCTGCCAACTGGAAATCTTAACGTATTAAATATAAATCTTTTGTAAACTCTTGCCCATGGGAACCATTCATTTTTTAAAAATGTTTCACGAAGATTACTTATTGAATCTATTGTCAAAGTCTCGTTTGTAGATACGATTGATACTTCTGTTACTTTTTCCTTGTTGTCGTCATAAAATCTATACGCATTAAACTCAATTAAATCAATATCATTAAGCTTTAGCGTTGGGGTGATCTTTTCCCAGAATGTTGAATCCCAAAGATCATCACCATCTAAAAATGCTAAATACTTACCTGAACATACATCAATACCTGCATTTCTGGCTGCAGACACCCCTTGGTTTGTTTGGGTTATTAATTTAATCGATTTGTTTTTATTTTCACTTATGAATAATTCTATTTCTTTAAGGGAATTATCCGTCGACCCATCATTAATCACAATGATCTCAACACTATCATCTATTTGTGATGATACAGATTGCAAACATTCATAAATGTAATCTTGGCAGTTGTAGCAGGGGATTATGACGCTTAACAAGAAAGGGGTATCCATTAAATGCATCCTTGAGTTAAAAACTTAATCCAATTTAAGCTTCTTACGAAGCTGATGACCTTCTTCGGCTTTTTATTTTACCATGCTAGAGTAGGAAATCATCGTGTAATTGCATACAGTTCAAGAGGATTTCCAGTAACAACGGGCTGTTCTTGTCCAGTATGGCGACTTAATATGTTTAATCTGAAACCAGCCACATATCCGCCTCTTCAAACATTTCCTGAACAGTACGACTTATCTGTTCCTTCTCATGCTTGCTGGCGTCAGTGTTGATCGCCGGCAGTGTCATCATCGGTTTTACACGAACATCCGCATCGGGGAAGATCCGGTGAACCCTCTTGGTCAATTCGCCCAGAATGATATCTTTTGCACCGGGCAGCCCATCAAAATTTCTTTTGTCATAAACGAGTTCCACGAACATTACTCATTGCCCCCTTACTGGATGGATATACAGTATTTATACTGTGTTTTTATCCGGTATTCAAGAGAGGGCGTGATGATGCCACGACGCAACGATATTGAAATAGCCTGGTATGCTTCGATACAGCAGGAACCAAATGGCCGGAAGACCGTCACCACACAGCGGTTTGTCCAGGAACTGAGCAAGGTTAACTGGAACTGGACGATGAAGCAGGCTAACGAATGGATCGAGTGGTATGTGACAACATTCCGCGATGTATCAACGCAGGAAGGGGAGAACCGTACCTTTCAGCTGTTCAATCCAAACGGAGGACTATAGCCATGGGCTTCCCTTCACCTGCCAGTGATTACGTTGAAACAAGGATCTCCCTCGATCAGCAGCTAATCAGCCAGCCCGCAGCGACTTATTTCATGCGGGCATCGCGTTCACATTTCAGGGAAGGGATAATCCAGGGGGCGCTACTTGTTGTGGACGCGTCGCTTTCAGCCTGTGATGGCTCGCTGCTGATATGCGCGATAGATGGGGAATTCAGGATCAAGCGATACCGAACTCACCCTCAGCCCCACCTGATAAATCTGGAGAACGGGAGAAAGGAAGCGCTGCCAGAAGATGGTGATTGCTACAATTCCTCACACGCAATATTTGGAGTTATCACGTACATCATTAATGATGCCAGGAACGCGGAGTTTGATGACTGCCCGGTGATGTGAATAGTTGAAACTTTACGGTAAAGTCGATGTTTTGTGTCGGATTTTTTCCCCGATTATTCCCCGTTCAGAAAACAGGCATAAAAAAACCAGCCGTAACAGGCTGGTTCTTCGAGGATTTTTGGTCGGCACGAGAGGATTTGAACCTCCGACCCCCGACACCCCATGACGCCTTAAAATTGTTTTAAGCCTCGTAATTTCTGGTCTTAGTTGCCATTCGTATGTATAAACAATGTTTTTTGACAAAATCTGCTTTATATATCAATGAGCTAGGGGGGATCCCCATGATATTAAACTACTACCACATGCTTGATCTGTTAGCTTTCTAGGGTGGAAATCAGTTACAGGTAATGAGAAGCGGAAATTGTTTTTGAAAGATGACTACTAAACAGCCCTATAGGCTAAATTGTAATGATAACCGCAACCACAAAATTCCCTACCCATAGAGGAGGGGATCTTCGAGTGAGCCAGAATAATTATTCAAGAGGCTTTAAATCTGTAGTCGTTTTTGCTGGTAACTATAATTTTGATGTATGAAATATTTTTTTGAATCAGATATAAATATACTATCTAGCATAATCTAGATAAAATGTCTTGTGCATATGTTGCCAATAAAAGATATAAGATAATTTTAAATGGGTGGTTTTCAAATTGTTATATTATAAAGAAATTAATGCACAAGATGTAAAAAAGAATGATGTGTTGTTACAAGGTGAGAAACAAATAATAATCACAAGTGACGCTGTCCAGGAAAACATCAACGACGAGGTAGTTGTAAATTTAGAGTACAATCACTCAATTGACATGCAATTCAATATCGATCAAAAAGTGAAAGTAGTAGACTTTGCTTATACAGAGAGAAAAAAGCAGATTGTAAAGGAAAAAAATAAAGATATATTATCTAACATTGGTGCTTTTATAGGCACAGGATTGATGTTGATATGTGGTCTTGTTTTTATAATTTGGTTGGTAAAAACGATATGGTATCTAGTGTAGGTATCCACATAGCCACAGCTTTATAGCAATCATTAAGTAATTGCCTGCGTGGTTGAACATTACACTTGGTAAAGATAAACGTGTTAGCTAAGTATAGTGGTTATCGTCAATCGTCCGCTTCAACTCATCCCCGATCGGGATTGCCACATGACGGGGATAAGCATGTACGATACAAAATCGTGGTAGGTGACTGAAGTAAACGCTCTTATCCACAATAAAATAGTCTTATGAGGTTTAATATAGCGACTGACTATGCAAAGATTGTTAGAGAATAAGCAGCACAAAATGCTATAAGAGATGAGTTTCTTGAGTTTATGAAAGCAAGAAGGTTAGAAAGAAACGAACAAAATGCACACGTTTTTGCGTTATATTCTTAAGAAGTCTTCGCCATTACGGAATGACGCTATCTGTAATCTTTTATTTTGTATGATGCTGAATTGTAAGTTATTGACGAAGAAAATCAATCTATTGATAAGTATGCAAAATACAACTGATTTAAAATCCCTTTGTCGTGAAGTTGCTGATAGGTGCAGGTAGTTTTTCCCTTCTAAACGGTTATCAAAACCAAAAAACTTACATGGATAATCAATAGGTTGGGTGAAAGCTAATAAACATTTTATTTACAGAAAATTCTGGTTAAATTGTCTTTTTATCAATTGGTTATGTTTAAATCATCTAACTACTGCTGCGCCACATGGGTTGGGTAGAAGCGGCTGACCTGATCGTTAAAGGTATGGAAGGCGCAATCAACGCCAAGACCGTAACTTACGATTTCGAACGTCTGATGGACGGCGCTAAACTGCTGAAATGTTCAGAGTTTGGTGACGCAATCATCGAAAACATGTAATCCAGATACTGGGTTGTATGAGAACGGGAGCCGAGAGGTTCCCGTTTTTTTGTGCACAGAAAACCCCCAGCTAGACTGGGGGGCCGGAAAGCTTTCAGCTTTGGGCCAGTTATTAAAACCCCTTTTGATTTGTTAAAACACCTTGCGGTCTGGCAACTGCAAGGGTTAAACAAGAAATCAAAAGAGGGTCCCAATGGGAGACGAAAAGAACTTAGCGCACACCCGATGGAACTGTAAATATCACATAGTTTTTGCGCCCAAATACCGAAGACAAGCATTCTACGGGGAGAAACGTAGGGTGATAGGCAGCATCTTAAGAAAGCTGTGTGAGTGGAAAAACGTGCGGATCCTGGAAGCGGAATGCTGTGCGGATCATATCCATATGCTTGTGGAAATCCCGCCCCAAATGAGCGTATCCGGCTTTATGGGGTATCTGAAAGGGAAAAGCAGTCTGATGTTGTATGAGCAGTTTGGTGATATGAAGTTTAAATACAGGAACAGGAAGTTCTGGTGCAGAGGTTACTACGTCGACATGGTAGGTAAGAACACGGCGAAGATAACTACCTGCAGGAGTACATCAGGACGCAATGCCTGAATTAACTGAGCCAGCTTAATTGCGGATTTCATATACCTGGGTGTCCAATCAATTAAGCACAGTACAGTGACATAATCATGCGTCATGTCGCCGCAGTGTTCCGCATTAACTATGACTGTAGCCCGATGTGGTGATCCTTCACGCGGGTTTGTCCCTTAAGCCAGCTTCTACGGTGCTGAGTGGAAGAAACCGGACTACTAGTTCAACTATCATTATATTAATGGATTATTGTTCTCAACATCTTCCATGTATAAAAGCGTATCGTCAACAGAGTAGTAATGCCGTTTGTTATCATTGACATCCGTAACCCATCGGAAAACGCCAGCATTGACAAGTGTTGCAGTATATTCACGAAATGTGGATTTCCCGGAATAATGAATCTGGGCTGCTTTTTTTACTTGTTCCGGGTTCTTGTTTGTACTGACTTTCAATAAGTCTCTTTTCCCTCTTATTAATATTACTTCATCATTTTCTGTCACAACTCTGATGTTATCAGTAGCCAGGTAGTAAATATAATAAGCAATATTCTGGCGTTTTAGTTCAGAGTAAAACCACGGAAAGTTATGTTCCTTTCTCACTTGCTCAAACATCTTTTCAAGAACATTAACCTGATCCAT